CTGTGAAAACCCACACTTCGATGATTAATTCGTTTTTCAATAATTTTATCTAATCCTACAAAAGCACCGCCGCAGATAAACAAAATACTGCTGGTGTCAATTTCCTGCATATCAGAACCTGGATGTTTTCTTTTACCTGAAAACGGAACTCTCATAATGCCGCCTTCTATCATTTTCAACAAAGCCTGCTGTACACCTTCACCGCTGACGTCTCGGCTGATACTGACATTTTCACCTTTTCTACTGATCTTATCAATTTCATCAATATATACAATACCGCGTTCTGCTTTTTTAATATCTCCATCGGCGGCATTGACCAGTCTGAGCAAAATACTTTCTACGTCATCACCTACATAACCTGCTTCGGTAATACTGGTAGCATCACAGATAGCAAAAGGTAAATCAAGATATTCTGCAATTTTCCTTACCAACATAGTTTTACCACAGCCAGTGGGCCCTAGTAATAACATATTGGTTTTTTCTAATTGTATATCTTTGCTAGGGTTATTAATACGTTTGAAATGTTGGCTAACTGCCACGCTTAGATTGATTTTTGCGTCGTCTTGCCCAATAACAAAATCATCCAGGTAATCTTTGATGGAAGCAGGGTTTAATATAGATATATTGTCAATGTTTTTCTTAAATTTTTCGTCATCTAAAATATCTACGCAAAGAGTAATACAGTCATTACATATGGCCGCATGTTCGCCAACTATCAATTTTTCGACGTCTTCTTTACTTTTACCGCAAAAATCACAGCAGTGGTTATTGTTATTATTCTTGTTGCTCACCAAATATACCTTCCAAAAATTGTGTTACAGAATCTACTCGTCCTGAATTAATATGGCTGTAAACTTCCGCAAGGTCGTCATTGGCAGTTTTATAATAAGCATTGTTATTGGACAACATATACCCACTCAAACTTTGTGTAATATAATTTACAAAATCCATGTTTATGTACTTATACTCTGAGCGACCCATGGCATAAAGAAACCATTGTATATTTTGTTCACCGCTGTACAGATATAGGTTGATATTTTTTGAAATATTAGAACCAGCCAACCATGTACTCACTTCATCTTGTTCTTGCTGTGTAAGATGTGCTAGGAAAATACTAAAGTTATTATTTTCGTAAATATCAGGTGGTGTTATTAAAGTTATTTTAGCCTTCATTATTTTTACCAACAGTTTTGGCCCAGAGATTACTGCTGGATTGTTCTTCGTTTTGTACGTAACCCTCTTGAGGTTTTTTAAAGACTCGATTTCTAAAAACAGGAGGTTGTACTACATAAGTGGTATCATCGGCAGTTACAGTATCAAAATTAGGACCAGTTTGAATCCACTCACCTTCAGGTTCACGCACCCCTTCAAAATCTTTGATAACTGCTTCAGGGATAACATCTGCTACTTCCTGTGCTATAAATCCAACATCATCCGACTCTGTATTAGTTGCTGTGACAGTGGGTTCCGGGGAGACTACATCAACAATCGGTCCTAGTGGGCTGTCACCCTCCGCATACAACTGTTCACGGAATCTTTGGAATGAGTATTGGCTTGCTAACAACAGCACAACTGCCAATGGATCTAATACAATAACAATTAATACAGTTACCCAAATAACGGCACGTTCTAAAACATTGGCGTCTGGGTTTTCACCGTAGAGCAGGTGCGCGATATATTTGATCGGACCAACTTCTGCTTCAACTTTACGTACCTCGGCGGCAATAGGCGCACGGGCATCGTTAAGTTCTGCGATAGACTTCTGCGACTGTGATATTTCATTTTGAAGGCGAGTACGTTCTTTCTGCTGGGCTCGACGCAGAGCCACAGCTTTGTCGGCACCTTTTTCATCTGCTGAGCGGCCCAGTACTTGGTCCACTCCCTCATCCATCTGTTTAAGTGCCTTACGGTCGGCTTCAATATTTTCTTTCTCGGTTTTAATTTTTTCATCATATACTGCTATCTTACTTTGTACATCACCACTAACTAAACTTTGATCACTGTGTGCCTTGCTTAAAAATCCAAATACACCTAAACTGGTAATCAACATCAGGACCACAATAGCAGGCAGTACATAGGCTTTAAGAAAGAATGGAGCCCATTCCCAATTTTGCTTGAGCCAAATAGTGCCACTAATTTTTCCCAGTCCTAGGACTATGCCCATGATAACAATGGGAGTAAATGCCGCTGGATAGATGGCAATCAACCCCATGATGGAATAGTATTCAGCCACACCAGAAATGGCCAAGCCGCTGAACAGTGTTACATATGCTATTAGTTTATCGTTTAATGTTGGTTTCATAGGAATATTTATGGTTATCCACGTCTCATTCTGGAAATTTCAACTGCTTCTTCATCTGAAAAAACAGGTACTGCGTTTGATTTATGCATGGTAGCAATGCCCTTGACCTTTGTGCCTGTATATTGTTTAGCTGGTTTTAGAGTGGCGTTACCTAGTCCTGTGTCGCGGCTGGGAATATGTGCGGTGCTGCGATTAGAAGGAATAGACAAACTGTAATGTCCACTTAACGGTTGCGCTGTCAATGCACGTTTACGCTTTTTATCTTCTAGGGCCACTCCCCACTTTTTTTGAATTTCTTTCCAGGAGGCATCCAACTCACGTGATTTTCGAGCTTCATCTGCATTACGAAATTTAACTTTGCCCTTCTTCTTGCCGTTCATAGACAAGGCAGGACCAACAAGATGCATGGTCATAATTATACCTTTGTATTAGATTGTGTTTGACTCAATTTACATACCAACATAAAATGTTCATATGCCTTTTTCACTGCAGGATTTTCCATTAGTTTATTGGCTTCAGCTACCATTGCTTTAACGCCTGCTTCCGCATGATCCCTGGCACTACCGTAGCTCAATGCACACAATTCATCACCAAACTCTTTGGCCAACTTTTCCCAGGCTTTTTTTTGACCTGGTGTAATTGGTGTTTGTCGAGGTTTCATTTCGCTGGCTTTGATCATAGCATCACAAATGGCATCTTCGGCCACTCGGCCTGCGGCAATCATTGGAGCATACGCAGGGTCAATATTAAATCGACGACTTTGACCGCCAGGGTAACTTTGTACTAGATGTGTTCCTTTGGGAAAACTATCGCAAAACTCAGAGCTATACGTGCTATGCGGAATATAGCGTCGTCCTTTTTTTACATAAAATATAGTTTCCATTATTCATTGAATAAAGATTGTAATACTCTAAGTGTAGCACAAAAACTATTCAATGTCAATAAGTTCGAATGGCACAAGCTGTCAGTGTTATGGGTATTGGCGGAAAACTAATACTCAACCCAAAAAGAGACAATATTTTTAAAATTGCATTTATAAATTTTTGAAGAAGTTTGGCTACAAAATTGTTAATCCATATTTTTATATCAGCAATGATTTGTGCTAAGTCGATAGAATTTGCGTGTACCCTAGGATTCAAAGGAAGTTTCCAATCTAATGGAAATCCCAAAATAGGTAGTGTAAATCTATGTAATACTGCTATAATTTCAGCAGCAGTAACTTGGGCTTTTTGATACACACCTTGAGCAAAGGATTTTAATTGATCCAATATCTGTTGTATAGTAGGAGGGTTTTTAATCAAAGCCAAATATTTTCCCAATATAGCATCAACCGCAGCATCCCAAATTGGTTCTGTAGGAAACGGTGTATATTGAGATGCTATGTCCCGTAATCGAAGACCTGTTTTAATTAAATTTTTAATTTCTTCAACTTTTTTCCAAAATTGACTCCATAGACTGGACAATATACTTTTTACAAAATGTTCAATTTCTTTTTCAGGACTATGCACATCTTCAAATGCTGGTGTTGGAATATTTAAAAAACTCAAAACATTATTCAACGTGGCACGAGCACTATAGTAGATATTTTTTACTGTTTTTTCGATAGTTTCACAAATGTTGGGATTGAGTAGATCGTCAACCTTTAAGCCCAATATACCCAATGAAAGATCTAACACACCTAACCCAAATGATTTTAAAATATTATACAGTTTATATAATATTGTCCACACCGGCATCATTATACCTTTTTGTAGATAATCATATATTCTAGATACAGCATTTTTAATATCACTAATTGGGTCAATAATACCAACATCTTTGCAGGTAAACGATAGCAAAGGCACAGTGAGCCCAACAACTGTTAGTGTGGGATCTTTTGGATATGCTTGGGCAATCGCCGCAGCAATTTTTTCAGAATCTAACGGTTCAGTGACACTAAAATTAACAGTTATATTAGTTTTTATATGTTCTATGGGCATATAACTATTTATGTTAGGGCAATTCCAGTAGTACCTTCAGTATATTGTTTGGCTGCATCTTTTTTGGATAATCCCATTGCCATGACATGAATTTTTTGTAAAGTGAAGAATTCATCACTGCCCAAAATCATCCATGGCATCATACCTAAACCGCCCTGCGCCATGGTCAATGCCAGTGGCCTTCGAATTTTAATTGAAGTTTCTGTTTCAGATTCAAATTCGGCAATCAATTCATCACTGTTAGACAGCTTCAAACTAACCACATCACCTTGTGTATACCCTTTGTTTATTAATAACATTGTTGTTCCTTTTCGTTTAACTCTAACCAGGTATGGTCACCCATATACTTGACCTGTGCCATATATTCGTAGTCATCTGGAGCACTACTTGACCAATCATCGGGCCCATGCTGTGTTAGTAAAGTTTGTTGCTTGCGTTTTTCCCACACCAACCAATAGACGTTTCCCATTACTGGTTGAAAAGCATATGCCGCAGCGTGGACCGCATCAGTGATATCTAGTCTGCGTTTGATGTCCTGTGCTTGCTTTTCTAGTACTGCTACCAGTTCCATGATACGATCGTATTCTTGCTGGGCATACATCCTGGCATGATTAATCATTAGATCTTTTTGTTTGGTAACGGGTACCATTTCAAATTTTACACTGCCTGCTTCAGTAGCATAGGGTGTGACATTCCTATTAAGAAAAGGAATTAACATTCCAGTGCTAGTTGAGTCGTAGCTGGTACGACCGTTGGCAGAATTATTTTCCATTACTCGTTGCCAATTAATTTTTCTAGCAGTTTGTAATGATCGTAGGCTTTTTTCAATGCCTGATATTTTTTTAATTTTTCTGGATCTGGGTCCATTAAAATAGCAAGCCTATCTTCAATTTTTTCAAATAGCTTGGCAACATCACGACCTTTGATTTTGACATTGCCTTCAAACTCTGCATTGCCTTGGACACTTAGAACACCAGCGTTTGTATTGTTGGTCCACATGGTTGAAGATGCGCCAGTACTGT